GACAGCGGCTGCTGTAGTTATTGCAGCAATGGGTGGAATAATTATTACTTTACTTAATGCTGTAATAAAGTAATAAGACATAGTGCTTATTAAAAAATACGATTATTTAAAATATAATAGAGATACTCAAGAGAGTGGAAGAACTTATGTAGTTGATGGTTTAAAAATACCATCAGTAACTACTGTATTATCTAAAACAAAAGATAGAGCTAATCTTGATAGATGGATTCAACGCGTAGGGACTGAAGAAGCTGAACGAATCAAACAAGAAGCATCAAGAATCGGTACAGAAATGCACAAGTATCTAGAAATGCACGTAGAAGGCACTAATTATGCTTCTATGACACCTGAGGGCCTTAAAGCTAAAGACATGGCTAATATGATCATTAAAGAGGGTTTAAAGCATGTTAAAGAGGCATGGGGATCTGAAACTAACCTTAGGTACGAGAATCTTTATGCAGGGACCACGGATCTAATAGGTATTTACAAAGATAAGCCTGCAATTATTGATTTTAAACAAACTAACAAACCTAAAAGAATTGAATGGATTGACGACTACTTTTTACAATTGGCTGCATATGCAGAAGCTCATTCTAAACACTACGGAGAAATAGAAGGTGGAGTTATATTAATGTGTTCTAGAGATTTACAATTTCAATCATTTGAAATATTTGGAGATCAAATGAAAAGATGGAAAGATAGATGGTGGAAAAAATATGAAGAGTATAAAGTTATAGCCAAGTCCGAACAACCTCTCCCAAAGTCTGAGCCGACAGTTTAAATTTATTTTTTAAAGAAGTTACAATTTTTTCATCTACTGAATCTTCAGTAATTAAATCGATGTAAGTTACTTTTTTAGTTTGACCAATACGATGAGCTCTTTCTTCGGATTGAACTCTATGTTCAGCATTAAAGCTATTAGAATAATAAATTACTATTGTAGCTGAAGTTAATGTAAGACCAAATCCACCTGTTGATGGGTTAGCTACGAAGAATCTACAATTAGGATCATTCATAAATAAATCAATGGCTTTACTTCGTTTTTCAGAATTAACCTCTCCATAAAAATTAACAACGGACGACGGACCATAGATTCTTACAAGCTCGTTTGTTATTTCTTCTATATTGTAAATCCAATTAGCCCAGATAATTATTTTTTCATCTGTGTCTTCAATGATTTCTAATAAAGCTTCGAGTTTATTATTTTTTAGTTTTTGAACTTGACCAGATTCTCCATTAAAAAATCCTGCAGTTATTTGATGTAATCTAATGATTTCTGTTAGCACGTTGTTAACAGTCATACGATCTCCTTGAAGATTTGTAATAGCCTGTTCTTTTAATTCATTATAAACTTTTTTCTGTTCATCACTTAATTGAACCACTCGTTTAGTATAAATCTTAGGAGGTAAATCTAAACAATGTTCTTTTTTAACTCTGTATGAAAACAATTTTAATTTTTGTTCTAACTCTTCTAAATTTTTAAATCCGACTGGTACAGCTATTTGTCTGTCTCCTGCCATATGAACAATATCAAATACGCAATATCTATTTTTAAATGCTACGAAAGAATTAAATCCAAGATGCTTTGGATCTAAGAATTCACATTGAGTATATAAATCAATTGGACTTTTTGTTACTGGAGAACCAGTAAGTATTCTTCTATATTTAGCTATTTTTCTAAGTTTCAATAAATTTTTAGTTCTTTTAGCTTTATAATTTTTAACAGTAGATGATTCGTCTACAGCAACTAAAGCATTATGTTTCATAAGAAACTGAACTGCGAATTGATATCCTTTTATTGTGGATAAAGCTTCTATGTTCATTATAAAAAGTTTTAGTTTATTACTGCTTTTTAATATAAATTCTTTACAAGTTTTTTCTTTAGTTGGTTTCCACAAACAAGTTTCATAAGGAACGTTTAAATGTTTAGGTATTTCATCATTAAACCATACCGTGTATACAGATTTTGTTGCGATAATTAATGCAGCATCTATTTTACCAACTGTATTTAATATACCTACATTATCTAATAATACTTTAGTTTTTCCTGTACCCATTTCCATAAAATAGGCAAAGCTTTCTTTATCCCAGGCAAGCTCTAAGGCTGTGCGTTGGTGTGCGAACGGTTCAGTTTTAAAAATATATTTTGCTACCACAAAAAAATTTAGTTGACATTGTTTTATATTAGTTTAATCAAAGGTCAAGGAGAAAAAATGGTAGCAACACAAACACTAGATCCACTACAAAATGTGGATATAGATAAAACGCAGACAATATCTAAACTGTGCCAAGATTTAAGGAAAGCACAAAAAGATATTGAAGACAAGCAATCTGAACTAGAAAAGCTTGTTGAAAAAGAAGCCCTAATATCATCTGAGTTAATTCCTAATCTTATGGCTGAGATGAATATTTCAATGTTAAAACTATCTGATGGAACAATGGTAGAAGCTGTTCCAACTTATAAAGCTTATATAACTAAGGCTAATCAAGCTAAGGCATTTGATTGGTTAAGGAAAAATGGTTTCGGAGATATTATTAAAAACGATATTTCTGTAAGTTTTAGCATGGGTGAAGACGGTAAAGCTAAAGAAGTACTAGATCTTCTTAAAGCTTCAGGAACAACTCCTATACAAAAAGAACAAGTACATCATATGACTTTATCTACGTTTGTCAAAGAACAAACTGAAAAAGGAATGGACGTGCCTGATGATATGTTTGGAGTTCATATATCTAGTAAAACTAAACTAACCACTAAGGACTAAAATGCAAACACAAGCTAAAAAAGAAAAGACTGCTGTTATAGAAAAGCCTACATTTAGTGTGGCTTCTATAATTGATCAGTATGGCGATGCAGGACTTGAGAACGTTACAGCCAATCAAATGGCTATGCCGTTTATTAAGTTAATAAGCGATGCGTCGTATGAAAGAAGACCTGGACATGAAAAACATATCGAAGGTGCTCAAACAGGAATGATTTGTAATTCAGTTACAAAAAAACTGTATGATGGTGCTAAAGGTATATTAGTAGTTCCATGTTATTATAAGTTTGAATATATTGAATGGAAAGAGAGAGGAACAGGCGGTGTTAATGCTCCTGTTAAAATCTACTCAGCTGATTCAGATATTGTATCCCAAACAAAAAGAGACGCACAAAATAGAGATCGTTTACCAAATGGAAACTATCTTGAAGGAACTGCCTCTCACTTCATTTTATTATTAAATGAAGATCAATCACCACATACATCTGGTTTATTAAGCATGAGTAGAACTCAAGCTAAGAAATCACGTAAGTGGAACTCTATGATGAGAGCTTTACCAAAAGTTAAAAATAGCAAAGGCGATTTGGTATCTCAGCCATCATTCAGTCAAGTTTATAGACTATCAACTGTTCAAGAATCTAATGGAAAAGGTCAATGGACTGGTTGGGCTGTAAATCATGTTGGGCCTGTAACAAATCAAACAGCATTTAAAGCTGCTGTTGATTTATATGAAGCTTGTAGAAAAGGTGTATCTGTAAACTATGAAGAAGATATGCCAACTACGACTACAGAAACGCAACCGATTGCAAAATCTGAATCAACTCCTTTCTAATGGTCGAAAAGTTTATCGAAATATTTCAAGGCTTAGATATCGCTTATGGCGAATACTATCTTGAAGGCGATAAAGATCAAAAGACAGGAAAAGAAAAGGGGCGCGCTGTTACAAAGCGCGCTCCGCTTACTCAAGAATTATTTCAAAGACATTTAAACGGTGAAATTAACTTAGGTGTAATACCTATAAGACAAGATAATACAGTTATCTGGGGATGTATTGACGTAGATAAATACGATTTAAACATAAAGAATTTAATAGAGACGATTAGAAAGAAAAAATATCCACTAGTGCCTTATCGTTCTAAATCTGGTGGGGTTCATTTATTTTTACATACAAAAGATCCGGTACAAGCATCAGATATGATAGACAAGCTTAGTATATTATCTACTGATCTTGGTTTATCTAGTTGTGAAATATTTCCTAAACAAAGACAAATCATGGTTCATAAAAATGATTTGGGAAACTGGCTTAATATTCCATACCAAAAGGCAGCACGAACGACTCGCTATGCGATGTACGACAACGGAACAGGGATCCCTTTAATAGATTGGTATTCCTACATAGATAAATTTAGATTAACCAAAGAACAGTTTTTTGCAATACAAGTAGATGACAGTTTAATTGAAGAAGACGAGTTTGATCAATATCCACCATGTCTACAAGCTGTAATTAGAAATGGTTGTGAAGGTGGGTTTAGAAATAATGCATTAACTGCTTTTGCAACATTAGCTAAAAAAAGAAATCCAGATGGATGGCAAAAAGAAGTTTGGGATCGTAATGACCAGTTCTATGAAGCGCTTCCTGCTCATGAAGTACAAGCTGTTATTAAAAGCTATGAGAAAAAAGATTATGCTTATAAATGTAGTGATAAACCAATGAAAGATCATTGTAATGCTGGCTTATGTAGAACTTTAAAGTTTGGAATAGATAACTCTGCTTATGTGCCTAAAGTAGATTCGTTCCAAAGACTTAAAACAAATCCTCCTATTTATTTCTTAACTATAGATAAAAAGACAATAGAATTAAATGGAAAGCAATGTAACCAACAACAATTATTTGCTGAAGCATTATTCGATCAAGGCGATATGGTTTGGCAAAAATTAAAAGATAAAGAGTTTAGGGTATTTTTAAATCAATTAAAAACTATGCAGCAAGACATTGAGGGCTATGATGAAGACAAAGAAGCTCAAGAAGAATTTGCTGATTTAATGATACAGTTTACACAAGAGACTCAACAAGCAGATAATCCATCTCAAGTAGAAGCAGACATGTGGTTTTTACATGATAAAAATATTGTTTTTAAATATAAAACTTTTGAAAGATTTATTAGAAAAAATAATAAAGCTGTTAAAAAATTTGAAATTATTAATTTATTGAAAAAGAATGGATCACTTAAAAAAGAATATTACGATAAATTAAAATTAAAAAATATTTGGTATTGTAAAAAGTTTGATGAACCAATTATTGAAAGATCAAATGTTTTATTCAAGAGAGAGAAGGCTCCATTTGAAGAACAAAACCATTAAAATTTATGGACCACCTGGAACTGGAAAGACAACTACTTTATTAGATAGAGTCGAAAAATTGATTTCTAGAGGAATTAAGCCAAGAGACATGGCTTATTTATCTTTTACAAATAAAGCGGTTAACGAAGCACGGACCAGGGCTTTTAGAAAGTTTGTAGGGTGTACTGATGATGATTTAAGAAATTTTAGAACTATTCACAGTTTTTGTAGACAAAATTTTAAACAAGTTCCTATTATTAATCCTGATACAGATATGGTTGAATTTGCTGAAACATTAGGATTACCTAAATTAAGATTTGAAAATTATAATGGACATGTAGTTTGGAATGATTGGTCGTTAAGGGTATATGATAAATCTAGAAATAGATTAATTCATCCGGATGATCAATATAAAGAAGAAAAGATTAAGAGAGTTGTTTACGAAAAATTTAGATTAATCATTGAAGCATACGAAGAATATAAAACAAATCATAGAGTTGATTTCACTGATATGATTGAAGAATATATTGAAAAGGCAGTAGCTCCAGAATTAAATGTTTTAATTGTAGATGAAGCGCAAGATCTAACTCCTTTACAATGGAAGTTAATTTATAAGTTAGCAGAAAATTCAAAAAGAATTTATATAGCAGGAGATGATGATCAAGCTATTTATGAGTGGAACGGTGCTGATGTGGATTACTTTAATGACTTTCCAGGCAAAGATTTTATATTAAAAACATCTTATAGAATACCTAAAGCTATACATGATTTTTCTCAATATTTAGCTACTTATATTAGAGGAAGAAAGAAAAAGGATTTTATTCCTAAAATAAATTCAGGAAATATCATTACATATCAAAGACTTAAAGACATTCAATTTAGTGCTTCGGATAGCTGGATGATACTCGGAAGGACTAACGAAATTGTAGAGGAGTTGAAAAACGAAGCAAAAACTATTGGTTTATTTTTTCAAGACTCTAAAGGTTTAAAATCATTTGATATTAATAAATGGAGAGCAATTAAAATATGGAATCAATTAATGAAGGGGAATAGAATTAATAAAGAACAATGTCATATAGTTTATACATATATTAATGAAATCGCTTATGGATGGAGAAGTTTAGATAGTAAAAAATGGACCACGGTTCCTAACGATAGAGAATTTGACTATAATTTTTTAAGCACAGAAGCAGGATTACATGCTGCTAAAGATGATTGGACAAATGTATTTAATAGAAATTTTCCTGAAACAGATAAGTTTTATTTTAATAAATTAATAGAAAACGAAATAAATCCAGATTTAGATTCTGAAGTTATAATAGATACTATACATTCAATTAAAGGCGGAGAAGCTAAAGATGTGGTTATTTACGAGAAATCAAATTGGCCAGCTCATCTTGAAAATAAAGTTGGCAAAGACCGCAGTTCAGAGTATAGAGTATGGTATGTCGGGATTACACGAGCAAAACAAAATTTACATATATTGAGAAGTAATCACCAATATATGTTTCCATTATGTAGGATGTTAAATGAAATTAGAAGAAATAAATAGATTAAAATTTAGATTGAAAACACTTCAGTTAATGTGTAAAAGATTACGAATCGTTAGAGATAAATATAATAATAAATATAGACCTAAAATAACTTATATAAGTGATTTATATGACAAATAAAGCTTTCTTTAAACAAATAGGTGGATCACACTATAAATGTTTTAAAATTAGTCCAGCTAAATTTATCAACGAAAACCAATTACCTTTTGCTGAAGGCAATGCAATTAAATATATTTGTAGACACAAATTAAAAGGTAAGAAAGAAGATATATTAAAAGCAATTCATTATTTAGAAATGATAATTGAAAGAGATTATGAAATACGAAACAAATAATTATTTATTGATAACATTGTTTATAATTTTAGTTAGTATTTGGGCATCGCTTCTGATACTAATTTTTTAATATGTATTTTCCAATTACAATAATAGATAATTTTTACGAAAATTTTAATGAAATTAAGAAATTTGCTTTAGGTTTAGAATATTCAAAAAAAATAAAGTTTACTATGCCAGGGACTGAAACAAAACTTTTGCATGAAATAAATCCTTCATTATTTAATAAATGCACTAAAAAATTATTGTCTTTATTTTATGATAGAAGAATTATAAGCAATATAAGTTTTGAATGTAGAACTAAATTTGAAAAAATTTATCCATATGGAAAAAATTATAATAAAGAAGGTTGGATTCACGCAGATGATGATAATAAATTAAGTGCTATTCTTTATTTAAATGGAGAATATGAAGAAGGAACAAGTTTTTATGTAAATAAAAATTTAGGATCTTCTGATTTTTCATTAATGAAATATAAACATGAATTATATAAAGAAAATAATCCTAATAAAGATGAATATAATGATTATTTATTAAAACATAATAGTCAGTTCCAAGAAATTTTAAAGGTTCCTTTAATAGAGAATAGGTTAGTTGTATTTGATTCATCCATATTTCATAAATCAGATGGACTTGGCAATGAAAACAATCCAAGATTAATACAGACTTTTTTCTTTGGACAGATCTATTCTGAACATTTTCCAATAAATGAAATGAGGAGAGTTATATGAGTCATCAAATAAATTTTATATTTAAAGAATCGGATTGGACTCCTCCTACTCATTTTCCAGATTTAAAAAATGCAAAAGAAATAGCTATAGATTTAGAAACTAAAGATCCTAATATTAAAGATAAAGGACCAGGTTGGCCAACTATGGATGGAAACATTGTTGGTATTGCTGTCGCTGCAGATAGTTTTGTCGGCTATTACCCTATTGCTCACGAAACAGGATCTAATATGGATTATAAAATGGTATTAGATTGGGTTCAAGAAATTGTTAATGGACCTGGAGATAAGATATTTCATAATGCATCTTATGACGTAGGCTGGCTTAGGGCTCACGGAATATTAATTAAACAAGGAAGAATAATAGACACTATGATAGCAGCGGCTATTGTAGATGAAAATAGATATTCTTATTCACTAAATTCTCTCGGCTTCGATTGGTTAGGCGAAACAAAGTCTGAACAAGAGTTAAAGGAAGCAGCAGCCGATTGGGGACTGGACGCTAAACAGGAGCTCTATAAATTACCTGCGCAGTATGTTGGATTTTATGCAGAACAAGATGCTGCATTAACTTTAAAACTTTGGCAATTTCTTAAATTTAAAATTTATGAAAATTCGTTAAAAACAATATTTGATGTGGAAACTAAGTTGTGTCCTATTCTTATTGAAATGCGTGCAAAAGGAATTAGAGTAAATCTATCGCAAGCAGAAAAGTTAAAACAAGAATTTTTTGATAAAGAAAGAATATTGTTATCTCAAATTAAAAAAGAATCTGGAATGGATGTTGAAATTTGGGAGGCAAGAAGTATAGCAAAAGCATTTGATAAATTAAAGGTAGAGTATCCAAGAACTGAAAAAACAAAAGAACCAAGTTTTACAGCTAATTGGTTATTAAATTGCAAAGCTCCTCTTGCTAAATATTTAAGAGAAGCTAGAGAAATTAATAAATTTACATCTACATTCATTGATTCAATTATAAAATATCAACATAAAGGGAGAATACATGCTGAGATTAATCAATTAAAATCAGATTCTGGAGGAACTGTATCTGGAAGATTATCAATGTCTAATCCTAATTTACAACAAGTTCCTGCAAAAAATAAAGAATTTGGACCTAAAATTAGATCTATTTTTAAACCAGATAATGATTTATTATGGGGGTCGTTCGATTATTCACAGCAAGAGCCTAGATTAGTCGCACACTATGCATACACAGTTGGATTTAAAGGATCAGAAACATTAATTAAAGCTTATGAAAAAGATGACGCAGATTTCCACCAAACAGTTGCAGAGATGGCGGGAATACCAAGATCTCAAGCAAAGACTATTAACCTGGGACTCTTTTATGGTATGGGCGCAAAGAAATTGTCCGCTCAATTGGGAATTGGAGAGGACGAAGCAAAAAAACTTCTCGCAGAATATAATCAAAAAGTTCCTTTCGTAAAACAATTAGCTACAATGTGTCAAGAATCTGCTGATAAAAATGGTGCTATAAGGACCATTAGAGGACGTAGATGTAGGTTTGACAAATGGGAACCGGCTAGTTGGGGTTTAAATAAATCTACTACTTATGACGATGCTGTTCAAAAGTTTGGTGTTAATAATATTAGACGAGCAGGTACATTTAAAGCATTAAATAGATTGATACAAGGATCAGCTGCAGATCAAGTTAAACAAGCAATGATAGATTGTTATGATGCTGGATATCTTCCTATGCTGCAGATACATGATGAATTATGTTTTAGTATAAGGCCTTCAAAAGACGCAGATCAAATTAAAGGTATAATGGAGAAATCTATACCTGAATTAAAAGTTCCTTCTAAGGTTGATGTAGCAATAGGAAAGGATTGGGGAAGCGCTGAATGATCAACATAGATGATGTTGATGTTAATTTGGGAGTTTGTCCAAGCTGTAAGATGCCTGTTCATTTTAGAAAAACAAAAAAAGAAAATATATTCATGTGTCCATTATGTGGAGAAAAAGCACAACAACATATTAATGGAAAAGTTTTATTTACAAAAATTAAATTTAATTTAAAAGACGAAGATATCCTTTAGAATTTTACTCAATTCTATATTTTTAATTGCCTTAAGAAGTTATATCAGAATATTCTTGTAATAACTCTTGTCTTGCAATTACATTGGCTAAATCTCTCATTTGAAGTCTTGTTTTTTTCAATTCAAGATCTATCCATTTCATGTCTGGTGTTTCACCACCATTTTCAAGATACAACTGGTTCCACTTGGATTCCAAGCTGATCTTTTTCAGTAACAGCGACTGTGATGTTTCCATCTTCTATTTCCTCATATGTTAAAAAGACTTTGGAAGGAGAATATGTTATTTCTTTCCTCCACGTTCCTCCGCCTTTTTTTAACTCGGTTATAAAATTATTTTTCGCTTCTTCATCATGATGTGCATTAACGTCTACAATTATACGTTGCCCTGCATAACGTGCAATAAAGCGATATAATTTCATAAGGAAATATTAGAGTTAATGGGACGCTTTGTCAATAACCTTTTAAAATAAACATTTTTTTATGCTTGACTTCATCCTTTTAATTCATATATTCGTGGGATATGAATGATACAAAACTAACAGAAATAATGTCTGACGAATCATTTAAACTTAAACCATTAAAGATTGATTCTTTTTCGGTTGAGTTCTCTGAAATGGATGGAACCATTACTTTGTTTGTTAATCATAGAAAAACTGCGGTCGTATTTGATAAAGGAATAAACAAATATGATGAAATACTGTCTACAGTTAATAGATTAATTAACAGTTGGAGATCTCAATGAAAATGAAAAACTGGTTTGAGTATCTTAAAACGATTCAAGATATAGCAAAAGCTGTTCCTAAAGGAGAGACTTCGAGTGATCCTTTTTGGATAGCTTGTAAAGAAAAACTTTGTAATTTGACTTTGTCTATTAATAACACCGGTTATAATTTAATCGATGCAGATGTGGCAGATCATATTATAAAAGAATACCAGGAGGTAAAATGATTGCTTTAATAATAGCTATAATTTTATTCTACTGCATATGGCCTAGGTTTAGTTGGTTAGCTACATGTTTTTTATTATGGAGTGTAATATGAAACATAAGTTAGACAAGAATAATCCTATAGTAAAATGGATTGACTTTTTATTTACAAAATATGATTTAACAGATTTAGTGGTTGAACATATAATTTGTAATGGAGTTAAACCAAAAAGTGAGAAAGAAGCTAATTTAAGAGTTATGAATTTTTTTAAAGCACTTACTGAAAAATACAAATACTCTCCTGAACAAGCTTTTAAGGATATAAACAAATATAAACATTAATATGAATTATTTATTTAGAGCACCTAAAACTTCTCACTACATTTATAATGTAAAAGGAAAGAATATCTTTGGATCAGTAAAATTTAAGACGAA